GGAGTACGAGAAAGGGTACCATGTCTAGGACGAGGAGCTGAACAAAGTGTTACCGATGTGCTTAGATAACTGTAACCGATGTCCCCAATAGAACAGACCCCAGGAAAGAATCACCGAAGTGGAGCGAGCGGGAGGGTATCGTCGTGAAACGGAAAGGGAATCCGAAGGAATGCACCCTCGAAGCCTACGGACTGGTAGACAATCTCCCGACCTCTCGGCACTTCACCGGGACCATCACGTTCGACGATGCCGAAGACCCGAACGAGACACCGACACCCGAGACGATCAAGAAGACGACGGAAGCATGGGAACAGGCGCTCAACATCGGACAGACCGCCCGGGAAGATCAGGGAATCACAGCGAACGCTTTCCGGTATGCGGGGACCCGCTGTCATTACGCAGACACCTACTCGGAGATCATCAGCCGCGGCGCCGCAATACCACGGGTATATACGCCGACCATTGACGGAACGCCTACGGGAAAAACCGTATTGTGGACACCGGAAATACTTGAGAAGAAAATGAGGGAGATGGGACCGTACACCGCAGCATCCCAGCTCTGGCAGAACCCGAAGATGGCGGACGCCATGGGATTCGAAGAATCATGGCTCCGCTATTGGCAGCCCGTGAGCTTCATGGGGATGAACCTTTACATCATCTGCGATCCCGCGGCGAAGAAGAAAAAGAGATCGGACTACACATCTTTTTTTGTAATCGGATTAGGATCGGATCGGAATTATTACATCATCCGAATCGTACGGGACCGCTTGAATCTTACCGAACGCTCCCGGGTACTCTTCAGCTTGCATCAGCAGTACAACCCTGTAGGCGTAGGCTATGAGGAATACGGGCTCCAGGCTGACATAGAGCACCACCAAGAACGAATGGAGCGGGACAATTACCGTTTCACAATCGTACCACTTCACCGGCCGCTTTCCAAGGAGGACCGGATCCTGACACTGGTTCCGCTTTTTGAGCAGGGGAGGATATACCTACCGCACAATATGCCGTATGTGAATTACGAGAGCAAGGCGCAGGACCTCGTGAAGATATTCATCGACGAGGAGTACAAGGCATATCCCTATTGCGCTCATGACGACATGATCGACTGCCTGTCACTCATCACCGATCAGAAGCTGGGAGCGACCTTCCCGAACAAGGAGAGGATATTCTTCGACAAGGAACCGGAATATGATCCGCTGCATTATTAAATAAAAAAACACTTGACATTTTAAATATAGCCATGGCCCATACTGAATATGGAGACCATCAAGGAGCCGACAGCGCAGGATCAGGAACTCTGTACACGGCTGCAAAGTCACCTCGCATTTCTCAAAAACGAACGTCAGCAATTCGAACCACTGTACGACGAAGTCTACGAACTCACTATTCCCGATCGGGAGTTTTCCGAGCTCTCCGATCGTAACAATACGAAAAAGGGAATGACCACTTACACCGGGAAAGGGATCACCGCCCTTTCCCTTCTCGTGAACGGGCTCCACGGCTATCTGGTTTCACCTGCCATTCCCTGGTTCCGGCTCGGGATCAAAAACCCGCTTGTACGGCGAATTCCGATGGTGGCCGACTGGCTTGAAGAGGTTGAGACGATCTTCTACGAGTGTTTCAACAATTCCGGGTTCTACCAGGCCATCGCGGAGTATTTCGCTGATGGCGCCACGACCTACGCCACCATATCAATCGAGTATGATCAGGAAGAAGACGCCGTTGTTTTCCGGACGATTCACCCGAAGGAAATATACATAGCCGAGGACGCGACAAAGCGCGTACGGATCGTTTTCCGCCTTTACCGGATGACCGCGTACGAAGCCTATCAGATGTTCGGGGACAACGCCGGCAGGCAGATCCGGGAAGAGATGAAAACCAATCCGTTCCAGTACCATACCTACCTTCACGCCGTGTATCCGCGCAAGATGCGGGACCCGCGGCGGGAAGATAATCTCAATATGGCCTATGAATCGGTTCACATCAACCAAGACGAAAGCCGGATCATGAGGACGTCAGGGTATCGCCAGATGCCGTACCTTGTATGGCGCTGGGCGCAGAACTCCGGATCGGTCTACCCCCGAACACCAGGAGTCAACAGCCTGGTAGATATGCTCCGGCTCAACGCGCTTTCCAAGAGCCAGATGAAGGCGGTACAGCTTGCGATCGAGCCGCCCCTGAATGTCCCCGAGGAGATGAAGGGACAGGTCCGGTTCGTTCCCCAGGGATTGAATTACTACAAGACCTCACAGGGTATCAGCCCCATCCAGACTTCGATCAACTACCCCCTCACGAAGGACGTCGAGGACAAGATCGACCTCGCTATCGAGACGAACTTCTACATGGATTTTTTTCTCATGTTGGCCAGGGCCCAGAAGGAAATGACGGCTCGGGAAGTCATCGAGCGACAGGGAGAGAAGGCCGCGGTCCTCGGAGCGGTCATCGGGCGCTTGAATAACGAGTGCATGAATCCCCTGTTTGACCGCGTATGGGACATCCTCGAACGGGCGGGAAAGATTCCGCCCCCGCCGGCTGCGCTGATTGAGTCGGCCGGGGGGACCCGGATCGACGTCGAATACATCGGACCGCTTGCCCAGGCGCAGAAGCGGTACCATCAGACCCAGGGAGTCATCGCTGGCCTCCAGACGGTCGCGTCCATCGCGCAGATGGATCCGAACGTCATGGATATTGTGAACATGGACGAAGCGGTACGGTACGCATTGGAAAATGCGGGGATGCCGCAGAAAGCGGTCAGGGAAACCAACGAGGTTCAGAAGATCAGGGCTGCCAAACAGAAGGCCCTGGAGCAACAGCAGAAGATTCAGCAGATGCAGCAGATGGCGCAGGCGGTACCCGGGCTCTCGAAGGCACCAGAGAGAGGATCACCGATTGCTGAGATGAATGAACAGCTGAATGGCGCTCTCTCGAAGGCGGGGTGAAATGAACTTCAACCTGGAAACTCCGGAAGAGGAAGCGACAGCCGAAGAAGAGCGGGAAATCCGGAGGGTGTTACGGAATGTGTTTTACGAGACAGAAGACGGGAAACGGCTTCTTGGATATCTACTGACTTCCCTTGGGTACTGGAAAGAAGCCCAGACTGACGAGGAAGTCATTCTACGGAATTACGGGTGCTGGCTGTTACGGAAGTGCGGATTCCGGCCGGAGATCGAATTGCATCTCAACATGGCCGTAAACGCGTTGACCGAAATGCCAGTCATATCGTGATAAGGAGATTTGCTTTATGGCAGACGAAAACGGCGCGGCCAATGACCTGTTGACCGAAGGGGTAACGTTCGATCAGCCAACCTCACAAGGGGTAACAGATCCGGCGCCAACCCATCAGGGAGCAGATAATCAGAAACCGCAGGGACCTGATGCGAGCGCTTCTGCGCCAGCTTCAGTGGAAGAACTACTCCGCGACAACCCGTGGATGGCTCAACTACCGGCTGACCTGAAGAATCAGGAGACCTTGACCAAGCTCGCCAAATTCAAGAATGGATTCGGAGATCTTGGGAAAGCGTACCTTGAGCTCGAAGGGAGGCTTGGCGAGACCATAGCTGTCCCCGGAGGAAAAGCGTCCGCGGAGGACTGGAACCGGTTCTATTCCCGTATGGGAAGACCGGAGACAGCGGACGGCTACAAGCTCGAAGTACCGAAGGATCTCAATGTCAAGATTCCCGATGAGCTCGTGAAGGAACTCAAACAGGCCGCTTTCACCGAAGGGCTGTCACAGAAGCAGGCGCAGCAGATGTTCGGATGGTATTCCACGCTTCTGGACAAACAGCAGAAGGTGATAGAGACAGCCCGGGTAGAAGCCCGGAAGCTGACAGAAAAAGCGCTCCGGGATGAATGGGGGGCAGAATATCCGGCGAAGATTAACGCGATGAAGAACGCGGTTGTCAGGTACGGGAGTCCCGAATTCGTCAAGTTTATCCGAGAATCGAGCCTGGGGAATCACCCGGAATTTATCCGCATTTTCGCCAAGATCGGCGAGACGATCGGGGAGGACCGGATTCCCGGCCATACGAACCCGACCGGCGGGATGAAGAGTCCGATATACGGGAGAACCGGTATCTAAAGCTGATAGCCCGTCCTGAAAAAGAACATTCAGGAGGGCATCACAATGTCCACTCTTACCATTGCTTCCCAGCTGACCCTCGTGGAGCTGGCGAAGCGCACGTTCAACGGCGACATCCTCAACGTGGCCGAGGTCATGACCAAGAGGAACGACATCCTCAAGGAAATGTTGTGGATCGCCGCCAACGGAGACAACAACCACGTCTTCACCAAGCGGGTATCTCTCCCCGGCGGAAATTGGAGAGATTTCAACGAAGGTGTTGACCTCGAAGCGAGCCAGACCGAGCAGGGCGAAGAGCCAATCAAGCTCCTGAACTCGTTTTCCGAGATCGACGTCGAATATCTAAAGCGATTTCCTGACAGGCAGAAAGCAAGAAGGAGTGAGGACGCGGCCTTCATCGAAGGGCTCGGACAGACCCTCGCATCCGCGTTCTTCTACGGGAACAATGTCGTCAACCGGAAGTCCATTCTCGGGCTTTCCAACCGCTCCGCGTGGAACGACAAGGACAATGACAACTGCATCAACGCAGGCGGATCTGGCGATGACGTCACTTCTCTCTGGATCATCCAGTGGGGAGAGGATGCCGTGCATATGGTATACCCGAAGAACGCCCAGATCGGGCTCGAGGTGAAATACCACGGCGAATACGTAACCAGCCCTGCTTCCGGGAAAAAACTGACCGTTGATGGAGTCGAATTCGTGATCAACGCGGGTATCGTCATCCACGACGATCGTTGCGTGCAGAGAATCTGCAACATCGAGCAGACCGGTTCCACGAATATCCTTGACGATGACTACATCATCAAGGCTCTCGGCAAGATGCCCGATCCCAGCAGGGCGGTCATCTACTGCAACCGGAATATCATGACCCAGTTCAACATCCTCGCCAAGGACAAGACCAATGTCCACTACGGCGAGAAAGACCCGTGGGGGAAGAGGGTAACCATGTTCCAGGATTCCCCCATTAGACTCTGCGAAGCCCTCACCGACGAGACGGCGATCAGCTAACGCAGGAAGGAGGAAAAGGATATGACCAATTACGGAATGACCGATGCCAACCTGATATTCTCCGACGCCCAGGCGGAAACCACGGCAGCCGCCCACGATTCGACTAATATCATCGACCTCGGTTCCATCGGCGAGGTAGCCAAGGGCAGGAATCTCAAGCTCGTCATCGCGGTGAATACCACAGTGACTAGCTCTGGATCCGCGACCGTGGCCTTCTCGCTCGAATCGTGCGCGACAGTAAGCGGTTCCTACACCCAGCACTACACCACGCCAGCTATTGGAAAGGCAACTTTGGTAGCTGGCTATCTGGTTCTTGCTATGCCACTCCCGGAAGGGCTGCACCGGTTCGTCAAGGTGGTGTACACCATCGGGACCGCGGCGCTCACTGCCGGGAAGTTCGACGCTTTTCTCCAGATCGCGGCCTGATCATAAAAGCGCGAAGGAGGCGCTTGTAAATGTACGAGTACAGATGTGTGAAAGAGGTTTTCCGGGATGGAAGGCTGTACAGGCCCGGGGGCACTCTCATCGCCCAGGAACCGCTGGCACCGCCGAAACAGGGGATGAAGCCACACTTCGAGCTCATCCGTGAAGTGAAGGCGCCGACCGGAAGCATCGGCGGGCCCCTGAAGAACAGGGGCCCCGAGGGAATCGGGGCGGGGAAGCCCTGAAAGAAGACCGAAAAGGGGAGGGCCCTCGGCCCTCCCTGTCCTATGAGGAGAAACCGTCATGGCATCAACGGAACTGGCCGTCTGCAACATAGCTCTTTCCCGGATTGGAGAGCTCCCGATCACCGACCTCTTTCCGACGGATTCGAGCCGGAACGCCCGCATCTGTACCCAGCACTTCGATGAAATCCGTGACCAGGTTTTGATTCTGTTCCCCTGGACCACGGCGATCGACCGAGCGGAGCTTGAAGCGGTATCCGAAACCGTATCGGGGGATATTGTCTCAGGAGACGAGACCGTAGAAGTAGCGGACACGACAGGGCTCAAGGCCGGATCGAGCGTAACCGGGACTGGGATACCGGACGACACCAGGATCGCAAGCATCACGGACGCTACCCACATAGAGCTTTCCGCGGCAGCCACGGCAACCGACACGGTAGCCCTCGAGATCATACGGCCGAATTATTCAGCGTTCAAATATCAATTCGAGCTCCCGGATGATTGTCTCCGAGCCTTAGATATCAATAACGACGTGACTGTCAAGTTCGGTATCGAGGGCAGGATTCTATACACAGACGAAGATAGATGCATTCTCCGGTACATCAAGCGGGAGGAAGACCCGGCTGTATGGGGTCCCCTTCTAACCGATGCCATCGCCCTGAAGCTCGCGGCGATCGTCGCGCAGATTACC